CTTTGAGAGAAGGTATCTCGGACGATTTACCCGTCTGGAGGGACTTGTTTACCCTGAATACGATGAAGATTATCATTTGGTTGAGCCTTTTGATATCCCTAGTGAGTGGCTTCGTTTTGGTGGTCTCGACTTTGGGCGCTCTAATCCTAACGCCATTGTATGTATTACTCAAGATCCTGAAGCTAATATTTTTTATGTGTACAAAGAGTTTTATCGCAGTGAGACATTGCTTAAGACTATTTCTGACTTTATTTCAAAAGAAGGATTAGCATACGTCCTAGCGGATACACAGTCAGCACAACTCATTGCAGAGTTGAATCAATTTTACGGAAATCGTAATGTTAAAGAAGCTGATAAAAAGATTGAAGTTGGCATTGAAAGAGTACGAGGTCTCCTTCAAGAGGGTAGAATCAAATTCTTTAGAAATAAGTGCCAAAATACGATTGACGAAATCGAGCAGTACCACTATGCTGCTAACGATGGTGATAGACCCTCAAGCGAAAAACCTATTGCAAAAGATAACCATGCAATGGATGCCTTAAGGTATGCTTTTAGTAGACCATTGCAAGGACTGTATTTAAATAGACCCAAGTTTGACAAAGCAAAAATATACGCTTCTAAACGACGAAGAATGTTGGAAATAGAGTCTGATCCTTTTACGGGGTACTAGAATGGAAAATCAAGAATTAGATCCACAAAAGATAAATCAAGAGATAGCAAAGACTGATCCAGTCGAAGCAACAGTTGCTACGCAACCAATTCAAGTTGGTGGTAATACGCCTGATGAAAAAGCACACAAAGAGCAGTGTATTGTTGATGATCTTATTCCTAAGTTCATTGATTGGGATACTTCTCGTAAAACTCGTGAGAATCTTTGGCAACGTATTTATAAACTTTTCTTCTCTACCCAAGACCAGCACAAAACCTCTACTCGTTCCAATATAACCATCCCTATCATATTTCAGATTATCGAATCTGCTGTTCCTAAGATTGCCAATGTTCTATTTGCTCAAGGGGAAGACTTCTTTGATGTCGCTCCAGAAGATCAGAACGACGAGAACGGTGTACTGCAAGCTGAAGCAATTAAAAAGCTTCTTTCAACACAACTCTCTAAAGCTAAATTCTTTGTTAAATTTCTAGACTTTATTAAACAGTTAATGCTATACGGAACTTCTTATCTCAAAGTTTATTGGAAAGTAAAAAGAGATTGGGTATGGGAAAGAGTTCCTAATAGAACAGTTAAAACAATTCTCGGTATTCCAATGGGAGAGACCATTGAATGGACAGAGACCAAATCATATAAGGTAACAGAACGTAGACCAGAGATAGAAGTTCTTGATATCCTGGATGTATTTCCTGATCCAGATGCACAAGACGATGAAACAAGCAAAGGGATATTTGTTCGTTCTTGGATGAATAAAGATGATCTAAGAGAATTAGGACAAGGCAAGTATCCTATTTATGCAAACACAGAAAAACCTGAACTCCAAAGTACAGAAGACTCTTATGTTAATTCACGAGCCGAAAGATACACCTCTCGTGGTCTTCATGCTGCTAACACAGCTAAAAAGAATCAAGTAGAGTTGTTAGAGTTTTGGGGTAAGTACGATCTTGATGGAGATGGAATTAAAGAAGAAGCACACATTGTTATTGCCAATAGACAAGTTTTAGTTAAAGCGCAAGCCAATCCTTTCTATCATCAGAAGAGACCTATTCTTCGTGGTGTGCTCTTTCCAGTTCCTAAAGAATGGTATGGTATTGGTTTAGTTGAGCCAGTCATTAGCGAAGTACATGAACTCAATACTCTTCGTAGACAACGTATTGACAACATTAATTTAGTATTAAATAGAATGTGGCAAGCGAATACACTTGCTGATGTTGACTTAGAAACCCTCATCTCATCTCCTGGAAATATCGTTCTAACCGACGCAATGGATGCGGTGAAACCGTTAGAAACACCCGACGTTACGACCAGTGCATATAATGAAGCTAACATAGTTCAGATGGATATTGAACGTGCGACAGTTCCTCCTTCAGCTCAAGGAAACACTACATCAGGTCAATTGGGACGTACAGCTCGTGGTGCTCAACTTATTATTGGTCAAGCACTAGAGAAGTTTGGAACTGCTACAAAGCTTTTAGAAGAGATGACTCTTAAAGATCTATTGGACATGATTCACCAACTTAACTTACAGTTCATTGATGATGATGAAGTTCTTCAAGATCCGTATCTTTATGGAGAGATTGCCAAACTTGGAATGACTCCAGAAGACATTAGAGCAAATGTTAAGTTTAAAATGATAGGTATTAGTGAAATGGTTGGATCTGAAGGTAAGATCAACCAAATAGTTAGTTTTATGGGAGTATTTGGAAAAGTGCTCTCACCGGATTCAATCACCTCGTTATCAAAGAAAGTCTGGAAACTTATGGGCTTTAATGAAAACGAGATCACTCTCGCAGGGGCGCAACTTGGTCCTGGTGTCGAAAATGTAGTTGATCCTACAGTGAGCGCAGCCATTGTCGGTCAAGCTGGTAATCAAGGTACACAAGGACAGCCAAGCGTTCCTACGACAATGGGGAAATAGAATGAATGAAGACATAAGAAATGCTCAATTAGTTAAAAAGTCGGAAGAATGTATCGCAATTAAAGAGATGTGTAATACTCCTGGATTTAAGATTCTTCAGGAAACTTTTAACGATAAAATTAAACGAGCTACAAATTTGATCCTTGACATGAATACACCTGATGCAAAGGTAATGGAATTGCGTCAGAAACTCCTCGTATGGACTGAAGTTACAAGTATGTTGAAATCACTCGTTGTTACTGGTAACTATGCTTCCAAGCTTATACGAGAACTTAATGATTTAGAAGAAAATACCCCCGCTATTAGCGGACAAGGAGAATAAAATGAGTGATGATAAAGCAACAATCGAAGCCACCCCAGTAGCATCTGAAGGTCAAGTGGCAGAGACTGCAAAAACTGGAGTTGATACTAGCGTTGATACTTCAGCCAATGAGCAGAATGTAGCACAACAGGTGAAACCCGCCGATAACCCTGTAACCACTACATCTGCATTTGATGCGAAGACAAGCTATGATGCGTTACAAAAGAGCTATAGCGAACTGAGACGCGAGTTTACCCGTCGTACGCAACACGAGTCCGAACTTCAAAAGAAGCTCGATAATCTCGCTAGCACACTAGCTAAAGCCACTGAAACGCCAATAGACCCTGCGCAATTTTTAAAGGACTTGCAGACACAACCAGATAAAGCATTAGAGCCTCTATTACTGAAACATACAGAAGGGTTAAAATCCGAGTATGCTCAAAAAATGGAAGAAATGACTAATCGCCTGTCACTTTCTGAGTTTCGAGCTGAAAGATTAGCCAGAGTTTTGGATGGCGAAAGCTATCCTGACTTTAAGAAGCTTGAACCACTCATGAAACAATTGGCAGATGATGAGAACACTCCACTTGATTTTAATAGAGAACCCGGTGAAATTATTGATGCGTTGTATAAACTAGCTAGAACTTTGAGCATGGAATCAGCTGTTCAAGAAGCCAAGACTCTCGGTAAGAAAGAAGCCGAGGCTCAAATGGTTAAAGAAGCATCCACTAGCGTGGTCACTGGCGGGAAATCAGGAATACCGACTAATCCTGCTGACTATAAAGACCTCAAACAAATGAGAGCTGCTTTTGTCAGTCAGATTGGAGAAGACGAGTAACCTGATATCTCAATAAAACAGGTGAATTACAATGGCTAATACAATCGGTACAATTGCTGTCCCTGGGAATACATATGCAGATCCAGGTATTTATTATGATCGTCGATTCTTAGAGAGACTTACTCCTCAGCTGTATTTCAAACAGATGGGAGATATGCGTCCTCTTCCGACGAAATCAGGAACTCTGATTAAATGGCATCGTCTCAATAAGCTCGTTGCGGTTACGTCTCCAATTGCGGAAAACGTCAATCCCGCTGAGCAGAACGTTGCTACTTCCGTTGTTTCTGTTGAACCTCTTACCTACGGAGCGTGGGTCAAGGTTTCTGCTGAATTGAACCTTAAATCTATCAACCCAATCGTTGAGGAAATCCTGGATGAGTTGTCTGACCAAGCTGCATTGTCATATGACACGCTTGTCTTCAATGCTATCCACGGTACCTTGACGAATCAGTTTGCTGCTGGAGCTGCGAACGAAGCTGCTGTTGCGGATACGGACGTTCTTAATGCGTCTGAAATTCGTAAAGCTGTCTTTACGCTGCGAAATGCCAGCGTCCCTGGGTTTGAAGGGAATCTCTATAAAGGCTTAGTCCATCCTGCTCAACAGTATGACTTACTGTCTGATAGCAACTCTGGATCTTGGCTTGATATTCATAAGTACACCTCTCCTGATCCGATGATGAAGGGCGAAATCGGTCAGCTTTACGGTGTGCGTTTTGTCGTGTCTCCGAACATTGCTACTGGTACGGGTGCGACGGATGATACATTCCGTGCGTTTGTATTTGGTAAAGCTGCGTTCGGTGTGACGGAACTTTCTGGTCAGGGCGTGAAAACGATCCGACAACCAGCTGGTTCTAATGCTGATCCTCTTGAGATGTTCACCACACTTGGTTGGAAGTTTATGATGGCTTCAAAGACTCTCCAAGCTGCTCGTGCGGTTGAAATCTATACAGGTTCTGCTGCGATGTAATTAGTGGTTTTACTCTGGCCATTCAACTATGTTGAGTGGTCAGGGATAAAACCATTGAAAGGAGAATAGATGCTTAGCGGAGAATTTGAACGTAAGTTGCGGAGATTAAATTCTAATCTACGCATATTTTGCGGAGATGACAATTCTAAACCAGCTGGTATTTATCATGTAGTTCATGGTGAATATACTGAGATATGTGGGTGCGATAAAAATTTTGTTCCTGAGTATCCCTGGTACAATCCCGATGGAAGTATATATCGAGGTGGATGGAGACGAGCACTAAAGATTTTGATCAATAAAGATTTCATTGATCGTAAAGAAGCAGAGAAGATATTTAATACACATTTAGAGTATAAAGGTGTAAAACGGGTTCTTCCCAAACGTCCCAACGTTGCTGAAGCAGCGAATAGGTTTGGATTATCAGTTACCAATCAAGGAGCTATATATGGGTAATTATGTTGGACTTGGTGCTTGCACCAAATGCGGTAAAGATAAGATTGATGTTCATGGTGAGATCAGATGTATTCATTGTGAAGCTGAGCATAATCCACCTTCAGGATTAGTAGTTAAAATTGATGATCCTGGCGAAGAAAGAATGAGACAGATTTTAGCAGCTTCTGGAGTTGCAATACCAAAAGCAGTTAAACAAGATCAAAAGATGACTGTACCATCACAGACCACTGGCACAGGAAGTTTAGAATCAAGAATTGAACTATCTCTTGAGATACTGAAGAATCTTCCAATGCCAAAAGACATGAAACAATTTAAAGCGATCAATAAGGCTATTAAAGCAGTAGAAAAGATTTTAGGAGAATAACAATGGCAACAAACATGGATATCAATAAAAACAAGAACGCCACAACTCCTGTTTTTGAGTTCTCAATTCCACGGAGTGAAGTGGATGTTGACGTAGCTGTTGGTGAATATGGTGAAATTTGTATTCCTGTAGAAGTTGTTGAAGTCGGTAAGGAAATTATTACATTTAGAAAAAGAGGAAAAGCTGAAGCTGAAGATATATTTCGTCAAGAGCCATTAGAGAAGATGAAAGAACGAATTGGCACTGTTGATGATGAAGAATTACCAATGAAAAAAGAGGAGAAATAATATGTCATATGCAAAATACCAAGATCAAAGTATTCCATTAACAGATACGTTTGTTGCTATTCAATTTGGATTTAAAGCAGATTCATGGATTTTACTAAACGATGACTCTACTGGAACAAATGAAGTTGCATGGAGCTATGATGGAACTAATATTCATGGAACTTTGAAACCAACTGAAGCTATTAGTTTAGACACAGCAGATGTTCACCAAATATTTTTAAAATATATTAACAGTGCTCCTGCATATCGTTTAATTGTTAATGGTAGTTTTTAAGGAGAAATATATGACTTTATTTTATAAAAAACCAATTGGACTAACATTTCCAGTTCTAGCTCCTGATGGTGCTGATTTAAGTCCATCCTATTCTTTTGCTAACATTCCAGGAAATGGATTATTTGTTGATCCAGTAGAAGATAACCAAATAAGTTTAATCCAAAACTATGGTGCACGAGCAATTAGAATTAGTGACACTTATTTTAGAATAGCTTCAGGAGGTTCTCCACTTGAGTTACCTCCGAATATTTGGGCATCAAAATTCTACTATAATGGCACAGCTGCTTTACAAATAGATAATAGCCCAGTTGCTAATAATACTCGATTATTGCTTTGGGATGTGTCAGCTGGTGCGTTTGTACGAGTTAGTCGTGGTGCTGCGGATTCAGGTGGAGTTGGATTTAGATTACTAAGAATTCCCAATTAATGGATATATAAATGGGTTTAGATTTTCCTAAATATCCAGGAGATGTTAGCGATGGTGATGAACGAGCGCACTCTCCTCATAAAACAACTGATGCTATATTAGCAACTGAACGAGGTACTGACTACACTCGTAGGATTGAAACAGACGCTAATAGAAATGTGTATGTCAATGTAGCAGGAAATACGTCACTTCCTGCTGCAGTTGACACACTAGCAACTGGAACACAGACAGGTATTGCAGCTAATCTCTTAACTACCATTGTTACATACACAGCTCCATCAGCAAAGAGCATTAGTAAAATTAGTGTGAGTGGAACAGAGTACGCTAAATTTCAACTGTTTAAAAATACTAGCCTAATTGAAACAAAACGTACAGGACCAGATAGAAGCGTAGATTTTATATTTAATAGTCCACTAGCAATGGCTACTAATAATATTTTAGACATTAAAGTAACACATTTTTATACTGGAAAAACACTAGATGTAGAAGCATCAATTTACGGAGCATAAAATGTCAGATTTAGGAAGTACATATCCTGTAGCTCTCAATATAGTTGAAACGAAAGAAATGAAATTAAAGTGGATTAAGTACGCTAAGCAGGAGCGTATATCTAAAATTAACCACTTGAAACAAAGTATTGAAGATTTGCTTAATGGCAAAATTCCTGATCTTGAGCGTCAGATACTCCATGCACAGCAAGAATTACAGCAACTTGAAGCGCATGAAATCCTAGTTGCAAATGCTGTAGATTCTAATATAAGTTAGGAGGTATGATATGGCAGACAATCATTTTGCAACACTTGTCTCTAAAGACAGTAGTGCTAATGCGGTTGCTAATCCAATCTTCACTCAACTAAGTGATGGTACTGCTGCAGTTGGTATCACATCTGGCTCTCTTGACGTTAATCTTACAAATACTTCTGTTGCAGTTACAGGTACTTTTTGGCAGACAACTCAGCCAGTAAGTATTGCTGCTACAGTAAATGTTGATATTCAAGATTCTTGGGCTGGACTAACTGGTGGTGGAACTGAAAGTGGTGCTCTTCGTGTAACGATTGCCAATGATTCAACTGGTGTGCTCTCAATTGATGATAATGGTAGTTCAATAACAGTTGATGGTAGTGTTGGTATCACTGGATCTGTGACAGTTACAGCTTCTGATCTTGATATCCGTAATTTAACTCTTGCGGATGACGCTGTTAAAATTAGTGCTAATTCGTCAGTTAATAGTGTGAGTAATCCGATCTTTGTTGCTCTTGGATCTGGTGCTATTACTGGAGAAGTTCATAGTTATGATACGTCTACGGTTAATGGGAATACAGCAGATAACCATGACTACACAGTTGTGACAGCTATGCTTGTTAAAAGCATCATAGTTGCTTCTTCTGGTGCTTTAAAAGCAGAATTACAGGTTGGACCTGTTGCTACTCTAGTCACTAAAGCAGTTCTTTTCATTCCTAAAGTCGGTGGTTCTCAGCAAGTTGATTTTGATCCACCTATTGAAGTGCCAGTTACAAGTACTGGTACAGTTCGTATTATTCGGACCAATCGTGAAGCGAGTTCAAATGATGTGTACTCCACGATTATAGGTATTGACGCATAAGTATTTATTAACTTCCTGGGGAGTTAAAATCTCCCCAGGGAGTCCAATTAGGAGATATCGTGCAAAAGAAACAAAATCCTCAGACTCCTGAGACTACCCAACCTGAAAAGGTTGAACAAACAAAACAAATTCCAGTAACACTAGAAAATGCTCCAATTTTACAAGTGCATTTTTTACAACAGATTTATGCAAGACTTGGTTATATTATAAAGCTTCTTGAGAAAACAACGGAGAAAAGATAATGGCTGACCAACCAGTCGATGAAACCCAAGAAGTAATTATTAGAGACGGTACCACTTCTAATAATGAACTTAAAGTAAATGCTGACGGGTCTATTAATGTTAATAGCAATGCCCCTACCACAGCAAGAAATATTATCAATTTGCAATATGATGGAAC